AACACCGAACCAGGCGACTTAGGTAAAGCCGCTGTAGCTGCATTGTTACCGCCGCTTATGCGTTGGGCTAACCCAAGCGATAAAGCGTTTGGCCGTGGTAGTACCACCAATTAAAAAACTGGTATTACCTGCCACGTTAGGGCACGTAAACCCAGGCGAATTGCCCGCCAATATGCTTGTAGATATAAAACCGTTTGGCAAGTTGCACCCGCGCGCCGCCAACGCATACAACGCAATACGTACCGCCGCGTTCGCTGCAGGTATAAAACAATTTAAACCAATATCGGCAGGCGATACCTACCGGTCATTAGCGCAACAAACCGCAGGATTTTTACAGCGCTACACCCTGCAACCTATTGAAGGCGCGTCTACTCGAACATGGCAAGGCCGCAAATATTACCTACGCCCAGGCAACGCCCCACTAGCTGCACCTGGTACTAGCCGCCATAATTTAGGTTTGGCCTGTGACTATGCCAATATGTCGGGCGATACGTGGGCGTTTATGTGCGAACAAGGCCCGCTATACGGCTGGTCATTAGAGGTCATGCCGCAAGAGCCGTGGCATTGGTTTTATTACCCAGGCGACAAAACCCCCGAACCTGTAAGCCTGTACCTACAAGGGTTGCGGCCAGTATCACCACCTAGCGCCTAAGCGTCTACTACGGTTTTAGGACCGACGAAAAAGGGGTATTGCATGAACTTTTTAATAGCCAAAATCTTTACGGCTGTAACTATAAGCATGGCGGGGCTTGCGTTCGCCTACGACGCTTACAACGCGCCTAGCGCCCTACCTGTAACGCCCCCCGTTACGGTCAGTTTGGTGCCTATAGCAACGTCGACTACTACAACGGCAACCCCGTTAACAGACTGTCAATATGCGCTACAACTTGCTAGCCAAGCGGGCTGGCCTTTAACTGAAATGGGTACAGTAGCCCGAATTATTTACCGTGAAAGCGGCTGTAAAGCCGACGCCTACAACGCTAAAGACACGGCAGGCGGTAGCTACGGCCTGTACCAAATAAACGGCTACTGGTGCCGGCCTAACAAGTATTGGCCTATCGGCTGGTTACAAGCCCAGGGCATACTTGAAACTTGTGAACAGTTATTTGACCCCGTGATTAACACAAACTCCGCATTAGCCATATGGCATAATTCGGGGTACGGCCCGTGGGCGTTGCCTAACCCATGACCGATTACCCGATACCCGACCCAGGCCTAACAGAAAGTACCCGACAAATGTATAGCGACAAGTACGCCGAAACCTTTAAAAGTTTTGTAGACGAAATATTAAAACCCGTCATAACGCCAATAGCAAAACCGATAGACCACTCAATATTGCTAGACGAAATGTCAATATTGCGCGAAAAGTATTTAGCCGGTACACCAAGCGCCGAACACAAATTCGCTGCCGCGGTTATTGCTTGCGCTATGGCCGTAATTATTGGCATATAAATTTTATGGCACAAATTGACGAACGGGTAACAATTTGTTTAAACAGTCAAGACCGCGCAGAAATAAATTATTTGTATCGAGAGCTAGAAACGCAAACAAAATATTTACAATCCCGCGACACGTTTACCCACACCTACACCCCTAAAGCGTCGTTTACTGGTTTAGTAGCCGAATACGCTTTCGCTAAATGGTTTGGCTACGACTACGTAATAAAACCGTATGACCCTACAAATGATGACGTATTGGGCTATCAAATTAAAGCAACTGAACGGTACGACGGTTGCCTAATCAAACAGCCCCATAACCCAAGCGGCATATACATTTTGGGCATAGTTTTAAACGACTATAGCGAGGTCAGTTTTCGAGGTTGGAAAGATAGCAGCGAAATACAGCGCGGTTGCTACTGGCGGGCCGACGTGCCTAAACCTGGCTATTTTGTGCCCCAGGCTGCACTATGGCCGCTATCGGATTTACCGGAAACTATCGAGTTACAAACCCACCGTACTACAGGCTTATGGTAGCGTGACAAACAAGTAATAAACCCGACTAATAGAAAGATACCCGACATGACCGAAAAAGTAGAAACACCCGACACTCAACTACAAAAAGTTACGTTGCTAGTTGCTATGCACGATTACAGCCCCGACGATTTAAACGCGGGCGACTGGTTGCTAAATGTGCTTATGGCTTGCGCCGAACAAAAAAACACTGCCTACTACGGCGCAAAAGAAATAACAAAAGTAATGCAAATTCTTAGCGTGCAAGATTGCGAAGTAGTGGTATCCAATGGCCTTTAATCTCGATAACTACGTAGACGTACCTACACGCCTAGCGGAAGCGTTAAAGCGTTGGCCCGATTTACGCATACAAGAAACAGATAACCAAGTAATAACAATGCCCGACGGCTCAACGTTTATTCGTTGCACCGTTACCGTTTGGCGTGACATAGCAGACCCAATACCGGTTATAGCGTCGGCAGCCGAACCGTTCCCAGGCAACACGCCCTACACCAAGCGAAGCGAATACATGGTAGGTATGACGTCGGCATTAGGGCGCGCGTTGGGTTACATGGGTTGCGGCGTGAGTAAGTCGATAGCAAGCCGTAACGAAGTAGAAGCACGACTAACCGGTAGCGACGCAACTATAACGCCTATGCGTTTACCTAAAGACGGCAGCGTACACGCCAGTAGCAAACAACTTTACATGATTAAAGCGCTTGCTAAAGGTAAAGGGTTAGACGATTTGGCAGCTCTTGAAGCCTTGCAACTATTATTAGACGCCGACGACGTAATATTAGAAACGTTGACAATGGCGCAGGCTTCAAAAGTTATAGAGGCATGGAAACAATGACACGGTATAACGGCAATTACGGCAGCCACGACCAGCTACAAGACTTACGCAAAATGAATATGGCATTACACCACGAATTAGACGCCATAAAGCGTTTACTTGATGAAGTCACAAAAGAATTGCACCAAGCGCAAGACGAACTAACCCTAGCTATCGAGGCTTTAGTACGCGCGCGAGGCGATAAACCGTGAACCGTACAGCCTGGTTAGCAGTTGCGTTAATGGTGTTGGTTGCCGTGTTATTGTCACGAACCGACTAATGACATTAACAGTTGGTTCCCTATTTAGTGGCATAGGTGGTTTAGATTTAGGTTTAGAACGCGCCGGCATGAAGGTGATATGGCAATCCGAAATAGACCCCTACTGCAATAAAGTATTAAAAAAACATTGGCCGAAAGTACCTAACTATGGCGACATTAAACAAATCAAATGGGCAACCATTGAACGACCTAACATTATTTGCGGTGGATACCCTTGCCAACCCTTTAGCACCGCAGGCAAACGAAAAGGCACCGACGACCCCCGTCACTTGTGGCCCTGGGTTAAAACAGCCATTAGCGAACTACGACCCGATTACGCAATTTTGGAAAACGTCCGAGGACACCTCACTATGGGGGGAACCGCAGTTATTGGCGACCTTACCCAAATCGGGTATGACGCGCAATGGCGCGTTATATCTGCAGCTGGATTGGGTGCGCCCCATAGACGCGACAGGGTTATTATTGTGGCCTACCCCGCGCAGTTGCACGGCGATTTATTCAACAATTACCCCCTTAGTAGCTTGGAACCTCAACCGATTACCGAATTTGGAAACAGTTGTGGGGCGTCGGGAATGGCCAACTCNAACGGCACACTCAAACAACACAAACAAAACGGGGAAATTTCCAAATCCGACGTTAAGCGATGCAGTTGGTGGGAAACTGAACCCGACGTGGGTCGAATGGCTAATGGGGTTTCCAATGGGGTGGACAGACTTAGAGGATTAGGTAACGCAGTAGTACCACAATTAGCGGAGTATGTAGGCCGTTTAATAGTTAACGCACAATAGGCCAGTAGCAATAGACCGTACGCCGTTCGCATGGCGCGGGGTTAATCGACGGGAACGTCGTTAGACCAGCGCGCGTTAAAGCTGCAAAACGAAAGCAATAACGCCTAGCGTTGGGGCGGCTTGTAAACATAATCAGGCGATAACAGAAATAGGGAACGGCTAGGGCTAACCGTGGGCGGGCATAAGCGCATTAGGCTTTAATAACACGCAACAAACATACCGATAACAAACCGACACAAAAGGATTAGCCCGACATGAAACTAAACCGGCACAAACCGAGGGCAAGCGCGCCAGCGCGCGCCAGTTGGGTAAGGTCATAACGTGGCAGCACATAACGGCAACGCAACCTACCTAGCAAACCGTAAACGTTTACTAGCCGATAGCCCACTATGCCATTGGTGCAACCAGCGCGAAGCAACAGCCGCAGACCACCTAATA